TGCCATAATTACTCATAAATTGATGATACTATTGGTCCTGATACTACCATCCTGCCCTCTTCAATCACTACTCCTGTAGAGTTAGCAATAGTTGGAGGTGTGGTACTTGACTCATAGATGCTATATGTATACTGTCCTTTGATTAGTTCCAAATCTACAGGCTCATCTAGCTCAAACTGATTGAATCTTTCAGGATAAGCTGATAGATCAGCAGTGTAGAATGTAATAGGTGCAGACAGCTTGTCCATTTCATTCTGAAAAACAAATAAATAATAAGGATTAGGCAGTGTACTTACCTCAGTGAGTGTAAGGATAATCTGATTGACCTCATCTTTCTTTATGTATATCATATAACTATATTATACTAAGGTCAAAAAATGTTTAAAAAAAAAGCCCTAGTATTACTAGAGCTTTAATTATTAGGGTGTTAAATTACGATTGTACAGCAGGTGGAAAGTCTGTAGCATTTGTTGTAATTAGTGTGCTAAGTACTTCATAAGCCAAGTGCTCTGACTCTGCAAGTAATGTAATACTGTACTTAGATCCATCAGCACGAGCTGTACCTGATCCCTCACCTGTAGCAGTAAGTTGTACATTCTCAAAGTACCAATACTTGTCATTTGCATCCTGGATAAATACAGCTAAATACTGCTGACCTGATCCAAGTACATTGATAGCTTCTGACTTATCTTTGTCTCTACGATTGAACATTAGAGTAATAGTCTGAGTAACAAAGCTAGAGCCATTGATTAGGTCTACTGCAGTATCCTCAGTATAGTTACCTGTGTTTCTGTTAATAGCAAAAGGTACACATGGAACACCTACAGTAATTGCAGATACTATCCAAGCTCCTCCTGATACTGTAACGCCTGATATCTCATCTTGTTGATTTACCCATACATTTTTAATTCCTCCAATATTGTTGGAGCAGTTTTTTTGGATTGATTGTAATGCTTCACAGCTCATTGTATATGTTTTAAGTAAAGGGAGCTTTCACTCCCTTAGATTTATAAATTAGTTAGAATTTGTATAATACAATCTCATCACCATTAACATGCTTAAATCCTACTTTCATATTAGCACGAGTTCTGATAACAGGTGTAGCTACAGTATCAGCTAAATTTACAGCACGCAATGCTTTAGAATCTCCTAATGCATCAAAAGCATAAATTAAGTTACCTCTTAGAGTAGCAACCATAGTAGAATCAGTACCCATTCCTGGACACAATACCATCTTAATACCTAAGTAAGTAAAGTCTAGAGCTTGTGTTAAGTTAGCCTGAGTATTAGATGCAGCAACAGCAGCACGATAAGATGAAGCTACAGTTGGAGATACATAGATTCTCAATTCCTCTTGATTAGTAATTACAGCAGGAGGGATAGCAGCATAAACTAGAGCTAATTTAGCAAGTACATTAGATGGTGTGATAGCAGCAGGAGTTGCAATATCAATTACAGTAGCATCAGCTAACAATCCTTTTAGATATCCATCACATAAATTTAATTGAGCAGATGCATCACCTGTATCACCTCTCCAACGTAACTTCTCAATGTTTTGTGCAATAGTCAAAGACATCTCATTCCAATAGTAATTCATGAAAGATGCTACAGTGAAATCACCATTAGATCCTGCTGTCATTTGTAAAGATACAAAAGACTGCTCCAAATCAAACTGACAAATTTCTGACATTGCAGATAATCCACATACATCAATCTCTACAGATGCAAGAGTATCAGTAGATGCATTCCATCCACAGTTCTCAGCTTGCAATACTTGTCCAAAAAGTACATTTGAGATTTTAGTCTTACTTTTGATACCTGGTAGAGTACGGTAGTTATCTACTGTCTCTTCTGTTAAATAGGCTTTAGAATAGAAAGCCTCACTGTTAGCTTGTAATAATGCACTGTTAGCAATATCCAAGTCAAATCTTAATTGTTTGCTCATTTTTTTTGTTTTTTATTTAGTTATTATTGTTTAAAAATTTACTTACCATACTGAATTTTTCATGGTGTGATAATTTAGTAGCTTCTACTTCCACTACTTCCTCACCCTCAGACATTACTTCCTCCATATGATTTCTTAAATCAGCTATCATTGCTATAATAGCATTGATTTGCTCATCAATTACAGGTTGTACTATAGCTAAAATAGCTTCAGCATCAGCAGCAGGATCAATAGCCATCTCTTCTGTGGCAGGTGTCTCCTCTATTACTTCCTCTTCTACTACTGTCTCTAGTGCAATCTCTTCTGTCATTGCTTCTTCTTCAACAACAGGTGCATCTTTTATCTCAGTAACTTCTCCATCAACAACGATGTAGATCTTACCCTCGATTAGATGCTCTCCATCAGGTAACTTCATATTATATTTATTTATTTGATTACTTAGTTTTAAGCCTAAGAATCCCTCTATTGAGAATCCTATCTGCTCATTCTTTACTAGCTCATTATAGTACTCTTTATCAGTTACCTGAGCTGTCACCATTAATGTGCCTTTAGGTACTTCAATACCATAGCTTGAGTAGGCTTTATCTTTCTTAGGATCTTCTACTATCCATGCCTCAAGTACATAAGCTGGCACTGTCTTATCAGTATCATGCTCTAGGTTAAATACATTCCTATTAGATAGGTCCTGCATAAACTTAGAATGAATCTGCTCAATAGTCTCAGCTGTAAATTGTACATAGTACTCTTCATCATTCTCATCATTCCTATATATCTCCATAGGTATCATGGCAGGTGCTACTACTCTATACTTTAAGTCATCTGAGAAAAACAATTTCTTGTGTTCATCAAATGCCATACCTTTAGTAATAATGGCAGGAGTTGAGGTAAAAGCTATTTGCTCAATCCCTAACTCTTCACCATCTGAGTACTCAGGCTCTATAGTAATTTTATAGATTGGTATGTCTTTTGTCATAACTATATTATATTTTTTTTATATTTGTTCAAAAATTAGAAATTATGATAAAATTATTCGGCAAAGAAATCCCATCTAAGATGGATGAATTAACATTAGAGCAGTTCCAAAAGATATCTGCTATCCATAATAATGAAGAGTATGATACTCTAGAAAAACATTGTAAAGTCTTTGAGTATCTAGGTATAACTGAGGAGGAGATGGATGTAGACTTTGACCTGTTCTTAGCTAATGTTAAAGAGTTTAATAATAATAACTATGATAAGAAAGATCCTGTAGAGGAGATAGAGATAGATGGCTATATCTATAGAGCTGAGATGAAGCTCTCAGTGAAAGATAGTAGGATTGTTGAAAAGATTGTTAAGAAAGATAATAAAGAATATATATCAGACATCATGGCTCTAATGTTCAAACGAACTGACCTATCCAATACTGAGCATTATGATCCTGCACATCTTAAGCACAAAGCTAAACTATTCAGCAAGCTCAAAGCAGATATCTCTATCCCTTACCTTACCTTTGTAACCTACAAAATAACTAGCCATGCAGAATCTCAAGCTCCCAAAGAATTGGAATCAGATATCAGTGGAGCAGTTCCTGGAGATCAGGAATCTGAGCAGTGAGGATGGGATGTTCAACTATCAGATTGATGTACTTTCTGCTTTAACTGATAGCGATATCTCTGATTTTGAAGAGCTAGATATAGATGAGCTAAGTGAATTGACTAGTCAGATTAAATGGATTAATTCAGAGCCATCTAAGAGGTATAAGAATAAGCTAGATAAGTATGTACTCAAGCCATTCACTAAGATTAGTCTAGGAGAGTTTATAGACCTAGAGCATTACTTCTCTAATAACTACCTAGACCACTTCTGCCACATCTTAGCATTACTCTACAGGAGAACATCTAAGAACATCTATGGTGATGATATCATTGAGCCATACAATTACAGCCCATCAGATAGATTAGATTGGTATTTAGACTATAAGATTACTGATGTTTATGGTCTTATACCTGAGTATATTAAATTTAGGGAAAACTTTACTAATACCTATACTAATTTATTGGTAGATGTAGTACCTGATGATGAGGTGCTAGAGGATGCTGATGAGATTAAGGAGCAGAAGAGAGAACAGGAGAAGCAGAAATTTGCATGGGAATCTACTATCATGGCTCTATGCAATGATGACCTAAGTAAGTTCAATAGTATCTTAGATATGTCAGTAGTGTTAGTCTTTAATATCTTAGGGATGAAAAAAACTTTAGACAGTTAATGGATAGTTAGGAGTAAATCCTGCAGGAGGATCTAGTGCATAGAATGTATAGGTCAATCTCTGATCACTTTCTAATATTTCAGCTACCTCTAAGATAGGATAGTTCTGAGATATCCATTCTACATACTGTCCATATATCTCATTAGTGATACCTGCAGCTGCTAGCTCTCTAGTAAAAGTATTTACATAATCTCTAGGAGTAATTACTCCACCATTCCATAAGAAAGCACCGTTATTCAAAAAGATAAAGTAATACATGGCTACTATTTCAATCTCTAAGCTACCGAATCCTGTTACCTTAGCATTGATTCTTATAGACTCTACTAGTGTACCATTATTCTCTACAATATCATTCCTTAAAATTCTCTTTAAGATGTTAGCCATTCTCCTACGAGTAGGATACTTTACATTAAACTCACCTGTATTCTTATATGCCATAACTATATTATCTTAATTAGTTATTTTGTTCAGGAATTTGGCAGTTGGTCCATGATGGAATCACTACTGATATATTCATCTGCCACCCTGCAGCATAATCTAATAGATCATTATTCAATGGTATGAATGTAGGCTGTCCATCTATATCAAAGTCATAGTCATCACTGAATGTAAACTCTAGATATAGATCCTGGAGTATCTGCTGAGTATCCGATAAGATAGTTGTGATGTTAGCTCTATCCATCTGAATGATATCAAAGCAATACAGCTCTAAATTAAAAATAGTGACATTCTCATAGGGAGTAACTCCTGTAGGTACTACATAGACTAATGGATACTTCTCATCTTTAGTAGCAAAGTTTACCATTTGCTCCTTAAAGTCTGAGCCTACCTTTTTAACCTGTAGGTGATTGTCATAGAATGTAGTAATCTTATCTACTATGGATTGATAGCTTATCATAATACTGAATTATTTTGTATGTTATTAATATGATTCTGTGATGCTGTTATCTCAGTCTCAGATACTATAGCTGTTACTGTTATGTTATTAGAGCCACCTCCTGCAGTCACTTGACTACCTGTGTTAGCTTGACCAAATAGACTAGGACCTGATGCTGGAGCTACTGCTGTGGTAGATGTGCCACCCTCTGCAGTATTAGGTGCAGTACCTGATGGACCTCCTCCACTACCTAAGGCTGCTAGAGCTTTGCCACTACCTACAGCTATGCTTGCTATACCTAATCCTGCATTAATTTTATTAAGTGTCAATTTACTTGCTAAATATGCTACTCCTGCAGGACCCATTAAAGCTGCTGCTGCTGTATCTGCTGCATTAGCTGCTGCAGTAGAAGATATAATCTTAGATATACCCATAGCTGCATCAGCTATAATTACTGCTTTTTGTAATGCTTTACTTTTACCTGATACACTTTTTAATAAATTAATAGCATTGTTAGCTACATCAAATTGAGCAGCTGCAATGTCTTGCTGTCCTTTTACTACTGCATCATCTATAGCTTTTTGCTTATCTGCTTCAGTTTTCTTTAATGCTGTTATATCCTCTGCATATTTTTTCTTTAAATTAAATAAAGCTAGTTCATTATCTGCAAATTTAATTAAATCAGCAGCATACTTATCATACAATTTCTGCTCTTCAGTATCAGTTAATGCAGCAAGTTCAGCATTATATGCATCTATCTTAGCTATATTAGCTGCATGAGATGCTGCCTCAGTAGCCTTAGATGCATCATCATATTTTTTCTTAATGGCTGCCTCCTGGATACCTTGAGCTTCTATTAATGCAGTAGTATCATTCTTATATTTAGTAGCTGTCTCTATCTTTATTTTATAGGTAGCAGCCAAATCATCTAGCTCTACCTGTTGAGCAGTCTTAGTAGAATCAGTTACTATCTTTCTAGCTGCAGCAATTTGTTCCATTGATGCTTTATCTGCAGCTGCATACTTATCATTAGCAGCCTTTTGTCTAGCAGCAGCTTCTTTATTATCAGTATCTGTTTTAGTTTTAAGATCATCTACTTCTTTTTTATTAGCAGCATTTTTAGCTACAACTTTTTCACTATTAGCATTCTTTATTATATCATTTTCAGCATCTACTTGCTTTTTTAATTCTATTCGTTTATCCTCATAAAATTTACCATCCAAAGCTTTAATAGAATCTAATTCTTTTTTAGCTTCTTTCTTTCTTACATTAGCCTCTCTTATCTTAGTATTACTTACTTCCTCCTCTAGCTTAGTAGTATTTTCTCCTGCTGCTTTAAGTTCAGCAATCTCTCTACCCAAATCTCCTACTACCTGAGCCTCTCTTGCTTTAGATGAATCACTTACTCTCTTATTAGCTGCTGCAGTTTTCTCTGCATTATCTTCTGCTGCAAATGTTGTAAGTCCTAACCAATCGGTCATAGCTTTGAAGCCTGCAATCATAGCATTAACAGGAGCCATTAGTGCAGCTATCACATCATCTAATTTACCAAAAGATTTCAATACTAAAGCTATAGCAGCTATAATAGCAACAATTAAAATAGGTATATAAAAAAATGGATTGATTAATATTTGAGCTCCTAGTTTTAGGAATGCTTTACCCATAGTACCTACAGTATCAGTCAATCCTTTTAGTGACTTAGTGATATCAGACTTACTAATACCACCCAAAGCTGTAGCAAAAGTCTTAGACTTCTCTGCTGCCTCTTCAAAGTCCAATGACATCAATGAGTCTTTAATACCTCCAAGTCCATTGCTTACCTGTTCAAATTTAGAGCCTGTAGCAAATACAGCCACTGCATCATTAGCATCCTTAATCTTATCAGATAGCTCACCTGCTTTCTGTGCAAGTGCAGCCATTTGTGCAGGATCAGTAGCACTAGCTATAGATCCTTTTAATTCTCTTAACTCAGCTTTCATCTGAGCTATGCCTTGTATCTTAAGGGGTATTACTACTTCATTCATATACTCTGATTTCTAGGGTGTTTTTTTTAAGATGTGAATCATGATGTGCTGCAGTAGGGCTGTGTAAGTTGGTGGTGTCTATCTGAATAATATTACTATTTGCCCTATCTGCCATTACTATACTATTAAGCTCTACTTGACTAAGCATTACATAGGTCTTATCTAAAGTAAAAACTCCTGTAAGTGTACCATAATATATCCCTGTACTATTTCTAGTCCAAACTATTGGTCCTATTGTATTCTCTAGCTCTATGACTGTAGGTGCTGCAGTACCACTCTGACTAATCAAAGCTATGTACTTAGTGTAGGTAGGTAGGATATCACTTACTGCTCTACCATTGAGAGTGCTAGTTACTGTAAGATTAGTAGTAGCTATGCCATCATTCTCTATACTTAGACCATCTCCCACTACTAAGGCTCTAAGTCCATCACCTACCACATTACCTGAGCCTATGATTATAGAGTCATTGTTGTTAGTAGTGACATTAGTAGTACTTCTATAAGTATTCATGATAGATTGAATCTGAGTACCATTACCTGGTCCTACAGGAGTGATAGTACCACCAAAGAATGGAGGTAGGTCTATCTCAGTCTCTAAGCTAATCAGCTCTACTTTGGTAGGTGTTGAATCATTAGCATTGTAATCTATAATCTTATTAATACTCCACCATGAATTGTCTATCCTTATCTTATCATTCAGCTCCATGTATTGGATGTCAGTCTCTTTAAGATAAAAGTAGGCAGTCAATAGCTTACCACCATTTATCTGTGCTACTGTTCTCCTCCAATATGAATTGTAAAGATTGTTGTTAGTGTTTTGAGCTACCTGATAATAGTAGTATTGACATTCTGCAAAGTTAATATCAAAGATAGGATTGAATGGATCAGCTCCTCCAAAGTGTGAGAGGTAGGGATAGAGTCCATTTGTATTAGTTGTATCATCATAACCATGATGTATCATTACATCACTAGCAGTTACCTGTCCATTATCAAATAAGATTCTTATATTAGTCTTAGGTGCTGCACCATTTAATAATGGTAGGAATGCACCGAATGATGTAGGTTGTACAGGAGTAGGTGAGAAGATAAGCTCTTTGACATCTATGCCTTTCACATACTCATTCTCAAATGTTACCTCTACCTGCCCATAGATTTCTCTAGTGACATCAGTATAGACTGTATTAGGTGAGTCAGTATCTGCCTTATAGCTGAGTCTTAGTTTCTTATTGTTAAGCTCAGGGATAAAGATCATAGACTGCTCTTTGTCTTTCATTAGTAGGTTGGTCCAATCTACTGCCTTACCTGAATCATAGTATTCATCTCTAGCGATTAGTATTAGATTATTCTCACTATTAGGATCAGCAGTAGCATAAAGATTGTACATCATAAATACACTCTTAATAAAATCTGATTGCTTAATCTTCTCAGGTACAAAGGTATTCATGGTAGTGATACCACTGTTCAATGGGATGTTATCAGATGGTCTGATTGTCACATCAAAATTAGTAATGTCTAAATCTATATTAGGAGTCTGAGGAGTAGTAGTAGTGCCTGGCTGCCAATAAACAAAAGTATTATATACATCACCTGTTATTGAAAAAGTATTAACTACATCTACTCCTATCTGCATTATTTGTATATCAGATACATCTATGCCTCCTCCTCCTGTACCATCAGTAGTAGCATTGAAAGTAAAGATATGATTGAATGTACCTAATGATATTACTGTAGGAGTAGCAAAATAATTAACATCATCATCATAAATTAAATCAGGTAAGTAACATTTTACATTTCCAAAACCTGCTACTTTTACTCTTAAAAAAACTCTATAGGCAGCAATGCCATCAGGATATAGTCTTACTGATGTATTAAAATTTAAAGACAGTTCACCTGCCATTGATACCTCATATATATAAGATTCAGCTGAGCCAATGCCTACCCATTGAGGAGTAGTGTACTGACCATTGGTAGTATTAAATAAATTTTGTTGATCTAATGTTTCAGACCATCCTGTAGTTAAATCTCTAGCCTCCATAGGAAGCTGAGTTAAAGCAGTCCATGCTGCTGTTGCAAGTATAGTCTGAGTCTTTAATTCACTAAACGCTGCTTTTTCTGCTACTACCTTATAATCATTCCAATCCACTACATTCTGATCACCATTGTATGGAATCAGTAGCTTATCAAAGTTAGCAGCTTCTAGTCCTGCCCAAGTATAACTATATCCTGATGTAGCAAAGATTCTATCAAAGTAAGTCTTAGCATAGATGGCAGGCTTAAACCAATTAAACTGATATTGATCATCTATGTTAAATGGCATCACATACTTATAGCCATTATTAACTGTATGGTCAAAGCTATTGATTACTTCTGCAGGATCTACATAGTGATCTAAGTCTGAGAAATCTAAGTCAGTCAAATACTTATTAGAGATGTCAGTAAAGAATGTACCTCTATCCTCTTTAATCAATACCTCATACTCCACCATCTGCTCATAAGCTCCTGTCACTTGTGACTTCTTAATGTTAATGAGCTGAAGAGTTGCATTTGTCATAACAGGGATACCATCCTGAATAACATCACAGCTAGTGAGAGTATTGATATTGAAAGTACCTGCTTGAATGTTTACATCATAATAATGATTGAGCAGGGTATTGTTATTGTTATTGCCTATCAGTGTAATGGTCTTACTAAAGTTACCTGTTCTCTTAGATATATCTCTAATATCCCCCACACTAAAGTTCAGAGGGAATGATGTACCCTCTTTGACATCTAGGTATCCTGTGCTAAGTTGTATCCTAACCATTGATAGGAGTATTAAGAGCTAGCTTAATAGTTACTGATTGCTTAATTAGATTCTTATTACGCTGTCTAAAGTTCTCAAATCCTGTAGCCTCTACAGTGCAGGCTCTATAACCGTCAGTAGTGCCATCATAGTAGAATGCTTGAGGGGATGTCAGTAGCTCTTGGAATCTATTAGCATTGTATTGGTCCATCCAATTAGTATTTAAGTCTAAGCTATAAGATACATTAGTGTTATATGTTCTGTTACCCATAGCAGTTGTGCCGTATACCCATTTACTATTTACTACCTCTCCATCTACATGCTGATTATACATCTCTCTAGTTATCTGTCCTTTCTCATAAGTCCTTAATTGAAAGTTAAAAGACTGCCATGATCCCATTCTATCTAAGTAAAAAACCTGATTGTATTCATTGATAGGACATCTATCATCATACTGAAAGTAATATCTAAATACAGAGCCATTATCTCCTGTTATCTCTACATAGAAATCTTGATTTATATTATTTAGAATATCCCATACAGCAACATTATATAAACCATCTGCACCTGCAAGACCATTACTAGATAATACATTATCACCTACAGTAGTATAATAGGTCACATCATAAGTCACTCCATTATATATTCTAAACATTATCAAGTATTGTTCAATCTGAGATATACTTTTATAAAAAGTAGCAGCATTAGTAGCACTACTATAGTAAATAGCATTAGTAGGATTGCTTAATGATGTAAGTGCATAGCTAGGATCTGTAGTTCCTAAATAATCTGCAGATGGGAATGATCCCTGAGCATAGATGCCTATGCTATAAGCTCCATTGAATACCTCTTTGTTAGTTATCAATGCATCATTCAATACCTGAGTCTTTCTTAAATCTGCATAGGTTACAGTGCCATTAATAGTGTCATCAGTAATAGTAGACCAAAGTACATTGACAGTAAACTGATTAGCATTATCTACAGTAATAACAGTATGCAATCCCTCAAGTGCAGGATTAGCATCTCCACCATCTGCCTGAGTAATTACTATCTGATCTCCTACTATAAAGCCATGAGCTGTATATTCAATTAAGGTATTTAATCCATCAGGTGATAAATCAGATGTATAGTTTATATTATATATATACTCAAAGCCTAAGTCTACATCATATTGATACCATGATTCATTGGCTTGACCTGCTTCAAACTTCCATGTAACCAATGACTGCATCAGCCTAGAGATATCCTGCTCACCATACCCTGTACTGAATACAGGTAGTACTCTATATTGAGCTACTACATTGGCAGGGATGTGAGATCCTGCTGCAGGATAGATGGTGAAGATGTATCTGAAGCCAGGCTCATTCTTATTAGTGTTATCTATGATATACTTAATAGGATTGTAAGCAGGCATTAACTGAGCAGGTTGTGCTATGATTGTAGTGCTAGGCATGTTATAGAGCTGTTATGTAAGTATTCCACGCTGCTACAAAAGCAGTATTCTCAGCTATCATACTTGCACCTGCAGCATAAGCTGCTACAGTGTGGTCAGCATAATTGGTAGTGTCTCTTAATATGTATAGATTGTCATTAGCAGAAGTAGTTGCAGCTGTTCTATTTGCTGAGGTAGTGCCATTAAATAAAGTAACATCAGTAGCACTTGTTCTATGTATAGACTTTGGATTTACTGTAGTAGTGTATTGAAAGGTAGATGATAATGATGTTGATGTATTAATCCTATGAGATGTACTATTGTTTAATAGCATCGTATTTCTACCACCTGAGCCATCCATAGGACCTGTACCACTAAAAGCAAAAGGAAAAAAATACCTAGATGCATTGTTTTGAGTAAAGTTTACTCCCGCAGTGCCGGGGTTAAATTTTGCATCAATATATGCAGGGATAGAGGCATCTCCTATAAATCCTTGAGTAGAATCAAAAACACAATCAATGTTACTGACTTCAGTTAATCTCTTCCAATCTAATATTGCATTGTTCTCACCACTTCCTCTAAACACACAAAGTACATCTAATTTAGCCCATACTCCTGCAGCTTTAATAGCTAACATAAATTGATTCTGTAGGATAGATTCAGCTTCAGCAGTATCTTCAGCATAGTAATACACTTGACCATAGTCATAGTCATAGATATAGAAAGCATTACTAGGCTCAGGAGTGCTAGAGCCACCTGCATTGATAGCTGTTACTTCACAGCTTATATACTTATCTACATCAGCAGCAGCTAATATATACTCATTAAGAGTTTCTCCACTTATAGGAGTTGCATCTCTATACCATTGGTAAGTGAATGATGTAGGGCTGTTATCCCAAGTACCATCATCTGTATATACAGTCTCTCCCTCAAATCTATATCCATTTAAAACAGGAGGTGTAGTATTAACAGGTACAGGAGGAGTAGCTGTAATAGCCTCCCATGCCTCCATCCAATTACCATTGACAGGCTCAGTGCCTCCGTATGCAATTACTATATCTTTGAGATAGTCAGTAGATTGAGCAGAATCACCTCCAATATTGTTTAGTATATCTGCCATTATATCACTAGAGTTAGATATATCTATTCCTAATTCCTGTGCTATGCCATTAAGGTAACTGCCATTAACAAGACCTGCCCCATAATTCTCTGCTATTTTTTTTAGTGTATCACTCATAACTATATTACATTAAAGTTGCTTTTTGTTTAGAACGAATAGTAAGAGTCATCAGTGTAATACTCCTGCCTTATGTAAGTGGTAGCATATCGGATAGCATCCATAGCATCATCATATAATTTGACAGGCTCATCCATGATTTGGTCACCTATCTTTTTCCACTTATAATTCTCATACTCTTTCATTATCTGCTTATCCTCCTGACAAAATACTCCAAAGGTCTTTATGTTATCTATACCTTTTTTAACTACCTTGTTAGCATTATGGACATCATAGCCTGCAGTATTCATCTCGGCAATTATCTCAGGTCTAGAGTAATCAGCCATGATCTCTATATTCTTATCTACATTTAGTGCATCCATTCTCTCTATCAGCTGAGTAGTGGTAAGGTAGCTCTCATAGATAATCTTCTCAATGAAGATATCATTGTCACAGTAGTAGACTCTGACTAGAGCTGTAGGGTGGTTATATCCAAAGTCTAAGCCCATTACATACTTAACGAACTTAACAGGTCTATGAGCTATAAATGTCCAATTAGAATAGATGTTACTCTTAGAGATAGCTTTCTCCCCTAGAGCATATATCTGATACATTGCCTCATCAGTTCTCTTCAAGTCCTCTATTTGCTTTTTGATTGACTCAGGTAGGAATGGATTATCTCGGTAGGTAGACTTGATTAGGATGCTCTCCTCAGTTGGTAGGTCATAGAGCCAGGAGGATGACTCTGATGGATTATAATCAAAGATTAGCTTGTCCTCTGTTCTCATGTTAAGCTGAGTAAAGTCATCATAGAATAATTCATTAGCCTCATTACACCATGCCACATCTCTTTTTCTACCCCTTATCTTCTGCTCATCATCTACACTAAAGAACTCTACTATTGAGCCATTAGGGAATGAGTAGATATGCTCTGACTTGTTATGATTGCTAACCTCATAGATGTCCATGCTCTTCATGATCTCTAAAAAGTCCCTCATCACTGTAGCTCTAAGTGCAGGGAATGTCTTACGAATAATTGACACTACCTTATTCTTATTCTGATAGCAGTAGACTATTAGCATCTGACAAAGGCTGTAGGTCTTAGAGCTTCTACTCCCACCCTCATTGATAATGAATCTTAGTGCAGGATCAGTGAGAGCTGCATAGTTCTTTTGAAATATAACTGTACTATCTATCTCCATTGGCATAAGCATAAGCATAGGCTAGCATCTCCATCTGCCTACTATCACTGATAATTGCTATCCTGTTTATCTTTACAGGCACTCCTTTCTTAGAATAGATGTAAGCCTCAACAGCTTGACACATCATTTCAATCCTTTGCACTAGTGATGATGTTCACCTTAATCTCAGAGATATCCTTACCATTGGTAGTGATGTCTGACTTCTCGGTTAGGTTGTTTAGTCTCTGAGTGATGGATGGATTAAACTGTCCTACCATACCTCCACTGATTTGGTCGTTTCTGATTTCTCTCTTTATGTACGAACAGACTGTCTTATAATCTGAATATCTGTTATCAGCATTATCAAAATAGTTATGTACATCTGAGTAGTTCTTATAGCAGAATATCTCAAATCCCTCATTAGTTAAAGGCACTCTCAAAGGCTCTGCCACCATCTCTGCAGTCTTTTGTGATAGCACCCATTTATGTCTAGGATTGTCTAGAGTATAAGCTCTATACTCCTCAAATATCTCCATAAGTTTCTCAGGAGTCTCTATTAATTTTGTTCTACCCATTTCCTTGTCGTGTATAAAGTTTCTTATAATTCTTACTTGATTTCAGCTTAGAGGTCTTACTCTTAGCATGAATACCTGGTCTCTTTACCTTAGGCTTTCTGCAGAATGATATGCTACTCTGCTTCTGTGCCATCTTCTGTATCTACTACTACAGGCTCAGGTATTGGTCCTTTGACTGCTTTATACTTTACTACTTTAGGCTCAGATACCGTAGGCTCTTCAAACATATAGCCTAGACCTATAGACTCACAAAAAGTGTAATTCTCAGTTGAGACATTTACATTATTACCTTTGTGAGATACTTTTACTCCAATAAATTCATCTTTAATTTTCATCTCTTAGTTGTTTTAAATCGTTTTTAATCTCTTGTATCCAATAATGAGCAGATGTAACAGGTATTTTAAAATATTCTGCCATTGCTCTAGCTGTACTGTATCCTTTATCAAAGTAACATTGGAACACTATCAGCTTAATTCTATCTGTTATCCTCCCTCTATAAGTCTCTATCACTGCCATGTTATTCTGATACTGCATATCATCTCTAATCTTATCCCATAGATCAGTATCATCATCCATCACTATTGGCATTGTACTATCAGTAGCTGTCACTCTCTCCTGTCTATTAGTTAGTGATGTACTCCATAGTATTTGCATCTTAATAGTGTTCAATAGATATGCTTTCACCTTACCAGGATCAGTCACCTCTATATCTATATTACATAAATATAAAAAAGAGTTATTTATTACAGCATCGGCAGATATTGTAGACTTCATTCTTACTAGAAAATAGTTAGTATATTTCCTTATCTCTTTGTAGTGAGCTGATATGTAGTTATCAAGTATAGGTCTCATACCATTGCTTGAAATCCTTAAGCCATATCTTTCTTCTCACACTACCACAAAAGCATTCTTTGTCAGGAGTATTTGTCAGTCTTACTTTAATAGGCTTGAGTTTTATTAGATTAATCTTATAAGACTGTTCTATCTCAGGCAGATTAAATACCTGTTGTATTATTACTTGCTCAGCTTCAGTAAACATTCCTGTAATATAAACGATAGTAATGCCACAATAGTTGCTTCAATAAAGGACCAGGTGCAAATTAATGTTAGCCAAAAAGATATGCATTTGATACAGGTAGCAGATGAATGTAGATATAGTGATAGATTGCTAAACTTGATTTTCCTAAAGATTGAGTCAATCAGTAGCTGTAATGGCTCAAAGTTTACTATAAACCATGATATTGATATGTAGGTTAGTATATTCATTTGCCAAAAATAACAAAGGCAGCCATAAGACTGCCATAAAGTTATTAGTTTTTTAGATAATTTTTCCACCATTTGAGATAAAACTGCTCATTCACAGCCTTACCATTAGTGAATCTCCAAATACTACAGTAAGAGACTCCGATATCCTCAGCATAATGGCTGAGCTTATATCTTTGGGTGAGCTTAGACTTAGTCTCTTCAATCATAAAGTCTTTTAAGCTCTGCCCTTTAGAAAGGGAGATCATCTGCAGGATTATCAGGTACATGAGCAGGAGCTGTTGCAGCTGCAGTCAATACTTCTATCTTCCATAACTCTAAAGAGTTGAAATGCTTATCCTGCCATTCTCTACCTCTCAGATTGAATGATGCCTCCACCTCTTCACCTACTCTACAGCCATCTAGTAGAGCTGTTTTATCTCCTGTAGCTTGCAAGCTGATGTGTTGGGGATATTTGCCATCCTCTACTGTTATTACTACTTCTCTCTTAGAGAACTTCTCAGTAACTTGTACTGTCTCACCTATCACTTTGATAAGTCCTTTCAATTTGTAATCATTCATATTATAGTTGTTATTAAATTATACATACCTAGTATTATCAATCCATAAATTATCAGCATCAGGATCATTGCCATTGTTTTTTCTGTCATACTACTTTGTCAGGGAATGGATTGTTGTACTCACCATAGTGTAGTGTCTCTAGCTCCATAGCATACTCCTTAGCTTTCTTAGCAGCAAACTTGGCACTGATGCCAGGATTGTTATGTATTAGTGCTTGTAGTGCTGCAATTAATGCAGTCTTGTAAAAATCTTCTTGTTCCATCTTATTTATTATTTAATTGATTAATATACTTAACATAATACTCAGTGCAGTGATGCAGTCTTACCTTTATCTCCTCCTCAAGCTCCAGGTCTCTCTCAAATGATAGAGTAGTGATTCTCTTCTCAGGAGCTATGTGATCTACCTGATGCAGTGATAAGTTCTCCCATTCATTCAATAGTGATGGATGAGTAGAGACCATGCAATAGACTAGACTAGCATAATTCTTATTATATAACATCATGTATGCACGAAGCTGCCACTCATAGAGTTTCTCTATACCCTCTTCAGGAGTAGCAGGGAACGTTTCTAAGGACCATGAGGTCTTTATGTCTATGATTTGGTCATCTAGTACTATATCAGCCTCTCCTGTGAGCCATTCGTTGTTTAGTCTCTCAGTGTTCTTAGAGTAGTTGCTAAACATTACAGAGTTGAATAGAGCAATAGAATCATTCTCCTGTAGCTTACCCTTATTAATATACTTATTATTCAGCTCTACATTATAACCGTAGAAATCTTGCTTAGCTACACCTCTAATGTAGCTCTTAGTAGTTTCAGATAGCACCTCAGACTTAGTCCGAGATGCTGTCATTAGTTTGCCGAGTGAAGATGGATGCCATTTCATAGTAACATAAGTGCTTTAAGTTGTAAATCAGTTAGCTCAAAGGTCTCCCTTAGCTTAGGGATTGTAAACTTACCATCCTGAATAGATACTAATGCCTCCTCAAATCTCTCCTTAGATAGTCCAGGCTTAGCAGCCTTAACAGGTACACTAGCTAGATTAGCATCATCATCTACTGACTGTAGGCATAAGATACTGCTCAGAGTATATCTACGATAGTAAGTAACTGCAGATCCTACTTGCTGAGGATTAAGTCCTGCAGGTAATTCCATACATGACTCTATTGATGCATTAGAATCTATGCAAATAATCTGAGTACATACTGAATTGCCTTGAATAGGCTGTAATAATAGTAGACCATTCTCTAATAAGATAGGCTCTACTGCCTCAGTGATTGCATTGATGTCACTGTATGACTTTTTAAAGTGGGGATTGGTAGCATTCTTAGCTACTTTGCCGATTGACTGCTTAGCCTTGTGTAGCTTTTGGTGCAGGGTTAGTACAGGTGCTGGTACTACAGCTTTTGTTTTTGTTTCCATGTGTATAAATTTAAATTATTTCAACAAAGATAATCAATTAATTCATATCTGCAATAAAATTATAATAAAATATCATAAATTCATCAAAAGTTCTTGCAATAAAGTATGTACCCCCTGCAGCTTCTACTGATTCCTGATACCTCTTCTGCACTTCTGACTGCCTATCCTTACCATACTTCACCTCAATCTTAACTGACCTACCTCTAATGGTGGCAGATATATCTGCTGAGCCTTTTGTACCTGTGCTAGGAGTATAAGTGCCTTTCAGCTGTCTAGTATTCTCACCTACCTGTATCTTTTTACCCTCTCTATACACTCCCATTGTATTAATTCTCTCAGCTTGAAAGCCTGAATAGGTTAGAAAGTGAATGATACATTTAGTCAGTGCATTGGCAGAGTTATCATTCCAATCTGATGCTGTTATGTATGGCATGGTAGGGTGCTTAAGTGTGAGGTAGTTAATCTCTAAGGCTTTGAGTAGTTGCTTGTTTTCTTTGTTCATAATTTTAATCTATTATTAATTATAGAAATATACTTTTTATCTATTTCATAACTTATAGTATTATATCCTAAATCATTTGCTACTTTGCTTGTAGTTCCCGATCCACCAAATACATCAATTATTGTTTCATTTGTTTCTGCAGTTATCAAAATAATTCTCCGTATTATTTCTTCAGGTATTTGACATGGATGTTCTGTTTTTTCTTTACTAACATTTTTAACTTGATTAATCTCCCACCAATCATAAATTTTAGCACCTGTTTTTCCTTCTGCTATTCGTGCCATAATTCTCTTATCTTTTAAATTTTTATATTCTTGCCTTACTTTTCTAAAATCAGGCTTACATCCCCACCAAGTAATTAGTCTGCTTTGTTTTCCTGTATTAGAATTGTATACCCAAGAAACTACCTGCTCACATTTTACATTTAATGCTTTTGGCAGTAAATTGATTGTTTCTTCAGGATAATGTATAATTACGCAAGGTATTGGTATTTTTGAAAGTAAAGTTATATAATCTTCCTCACTCATTTTATCTCGGTATTCATTGTAAGCATAGCCTTGATTATATGGAGGATCAGTAATTACTAATCCTTTTGGTATTTCACATTCTCTAAAATCTTTATTTATAATTTTTATCATATCTATCAATTATAATTTATACTATCCCAAACATCAGGATCTCTTTGTGACTTAATCTCAAACCATCTAGCACCATTGCTAGATCCATCTACATACTCTTTACCATTATATTCTGCATACTTCTTACACCATTTATTGAATGTTCTGTTGGTCAGGTATTTCTTTTGGTCAGTGTATTCTGCTATAAAGTTCTCAAACATTGATACCTTATTCAATCTTTGGTCAAATCCTAAATTCTTATTATCTACCCATTCAATAAAGTCTTGAGATGTCTCATTAATAAACTTTCTCAGCTCTAGATTCTTAGCCTCAGATTCTACTAGACCATTCTCTAGATAATAATTTAAGCAGTTAATCATGTAATGGTCAAACCTTGCCCATTCCTGTTCATCCCAATCCTCAAATAGCATATAGCCAAATTCATCAAATGGAGTGTGATGTGTGCCAAAGTAACTACTTAGCTCCACCTCAAACATCCTCCTCTTAAATGAGCCACCATCTGCTTTGATAGTGTAGTTAGTAGAGATAAGGACTTTAGGTGAGTCTTTTACAGGTAGTTTAATTGCATCCCTACCTTTGTATTCAATAGTAAGACCTTCAGTGATTATACTAAATAAGCTCTCAAAATTAAAGTTCTTTCTTACATCATCAAATGCTAGGACCTGGCAGTCAGAAGAGACAGTCTGATAAGGAAATGATTTATTTGAGTCAAAGGTCTTACCATCAATGGTGCTAACTTTTTTCATGTATCCAATAGCATTAATTAGAATCCCTTTACCACTACCTCCATTAGGATTATCTGAGATAGTTTCATCATTTAGAATGATTGCTTTGTTATTAGCAGATGTCTTATAAGAATGTAGCATATAGCCTATAATGCTCTTCATAGTATCATATCTCTCTACCTCCTGCCCTGATATAAACCAAATGAAAGACCTGAACATTGACTCATGGTGATCAGCATCTATTAAATCTCTTTCTATTATCTGATTAGCCCATACATATCCCTTTAGCTCTGAGTATTCATATATCTCATGGTGCTTAGCAAATACTTTGACAGCTGCATTCTTATAGTAAATCATACCATAGTCTATCCCATCCCTTTCCATCTCTACATTAGCAGTATCTATCATGCTGAGGTATTGAGGAGTAAAGAGTTTAGACTTCTCAGCTACAGCATCAAATACAGGTATGCGATTTGATTGGACCAGGTACTCCATTACTCTATCCTTTATCTGAAACTCAGAGACATGATTAATAAAGTTCTCATTCTTAGTAATAAAAACAAAGGTCTTAGTATTAGCTACAGGATAGTACTTATAGTACTGTAGATTCTCTAGAAATAGCTTGAATCGGTATGGTATTATTAATACATCACCTTTAAAATCATATTTCCAAAACTCATCTACTTTTATTACCTCCTTAATAGTCTGAATCTCTGACTCAATATTCTCTTTATTGTACTCTTTAAACTCTTCTAGGATAACAGCATCAGACTTGCCACTCAACACAAAGTTAATGAGCTTATCTTTTTTCTCTTTGTCTTCAAATTGCTTAGTATTAAAGTTAGCAGTCTTTTTATACGCAGAATTTATCAAAGCTAGTATCTCTACAGATCCAAAATCTTTCTGCTCAAATCCTATCAGATAATTCTGACAAGTCATTCTATCCACTCCAAAGTCATTGAAAGCTGCTGCTAATTTGTAGAGTGAGGAGTTCCTATTTTGTGAATTATACTTCTTTTTAAACCAAGTCATCAGCTTATTAGCTATCTCATCAGTATCTAGGACCTTAATGTTAGTAATACTACCTACCTCACTAGTCTCAAATGGGATAACATCATAGTCAATGATATAATTCTCAGCATCTAAATTAACATAGATATCAGGATCATAAGATTCAAAGCAAGCTCTTGCAATATCTTTCCCTGATTCATCTACTCCATTAAATACTGCAGATATCTGCTTAAAATATTCTTTATATTCTTTGTCATCCTGTACTATTGGTATTTTGACTAGAGCTTTCACTCCATTACCTGATGGTGATGTCCAACAGGCAAAGATAGATTTGTGAGCTTTCAGATCTACAATCAGAGCAGGTAGATCCTGCACATCATCAAAGTCTAAAGTCAGTAATCCTGATGCCTTTCTTAGAGATGCATTGTTTCTCTTACTGAAATCACCTCCAAAGGTAACAACAGGCAGCTGCATCTTAATGGATTTCCTTTCCTCTTTATCAGTAGAGAATCTTAGGTCCTTACATAACTGCTCAGACTTGCCATTCTTAATCCTGTCTAGGTAGAATCCTACATCCTTATTTTGATAAGGTGATACATCCTTAATTGATTTGTAAAAAGTTACTTTCATAGTATAAATAAAAAGTGAGAGTCCCTGCTTAACACAACCGCCAGGAGGAATTGCAGGGATTTATACTCTCTAATGTTTTTTATCATGGCGATTATGTTGTTTGCAAATGTAATAAATTAATTTATAATTGATACTAAAGTGCAAAAATAAATTATTTGTGCTGTTTTGTGCTATTATTTGTGCTGTCTTAACTCTTATTGTTATTGGGCTGTAGAAGATTAGAACGAAAAAACACTTTTTTTTTCCAAAAACTGTTCACCCCCCAATATGAAAATAAATTTTTTTTTTATTAAAAATATATTGTAAATAAAAATATATATATTATAGAGTATAGGGATGTGAATTGTACTTTCGTTCTAATTATCTGCAAGTCAATATCAGTAAGGGAATTATACAGCACAAAAAAAGCTCCGAAGAGCTTTAAATTATTTCAGCTAGTTCTTTAGCTGTCATATATTCTTTAAATTTATGGACCTTATCATAATCCCATGGCATCTGAATCCTCACATTGATGTAATTAAAGTTCTCTATTGCCGAAACTTTGTACTTATCCTCATAATCATTATTAATAGCAGTCTGCACTAATGGCTCTATCTCATGGAGATATACTTTATCCTGTTGCCTGGACCATCTCCTGTGCATTTTGATACCATGAATAACAGTAGCATGATGTCTATTCATCATCCTACCTATTTCACTAAGTGACAAGTTACATTTGTTCAGCCTGTACATTACATAGTATCTCTTATAGACATAGGATCTATTTCTAGAGTTATTATCTAACTGATACTTTTTGATTTGTTCTTTTAAAAATTTTAGTTCTGTCATTGTTCTGATTTATATGTTTTGTTGTAGTAATTTTCTCCATGTCTATGTTCAAGACTCTCATAAGCATCAATTATCTGTTGCTTTTCAATATCCAAATACTTATGAAAGTGCTTGACAAATTCTCTACCCTCTACTGAGTGCATATTGAATAGATGGGGCTGTAACTTTTCTAAGTCACTAAACACCTGCTGTACTGCTGTCATAATAACTTGTTTTGTGTTACTGACTTAAATAGATCAGACTGAGACTCCATTACACCTGTAGCATTAATGAAATCTATCTCTACTTTAGCAGATTGAATTAGAGTACCTGCAAGCTGAGAGATAGCCTTAGCTTTATCTACCTCCACATTCACCTGGTCTGTTGTTAATGTTTCATCGCTCAATCTCTCGAGAGCCATGAATAGATGATCTCTTAGATCACTTAATTTGTTGTGTGCCATTGTTATTTATTTTTTTTATTAGTTTACATTTTAATCTCATTACCTGCTGTAATTCTTTAGGTAATCTTTGTATGGTATTTCTAGCCATATTCTCTTTCTTAGTTATCATTAGCAGATTGTTAATATCATTATTTAGATAATTACCATCCTTATACACTACCACCATCCCCTTAGGTATTGGTCCATTATGCTGCTCCCAAGTATACCTGTTCAGCAGCTGCCATTTACAATCTGCTAGCTTAATATACTGATACATCTTTCCTCCTGTATCTCTTCTTTGATGGATAGTACCTATAGGTTGAGTGTTCATAGGCTTAGAGCCTTTTTTAAACATAGTATGAGCCACTTTCTGATATACTTCTGTGGACATTTTTTGTCCTTTGTTAACAGGAGCATGACCTTTTTGAAATTGAGTAGCTTTACCACCTAGATATCCTGGAGGATATTGAGTAGACCGAAGATAAACAGGATCTTTCTTAATACCCATAGCAAATGCTCTATTATAAACTGATGACTCTGATAATCCTAAGTCATCTGCTATCTTTTTAGTAGGCTCAAATGGATACCTTTCTCTTATGATGTCATTCATATCTCTTCAATTAATAGAATTAAGTCATCATTCTTTTGTATGAGCTGCTTAACATGATCAGCATCATAAGCCTCTACTATTCTAGTCACTAACTTTACAGGACCATTCCAATAGTCAAAGGTCTTAAACACTACTTTATATATCTTCATTGTCATTATTTTTAATCGGCACATCTAAGCCATACATTAAATCAAACATTGCAAAATCTCTATTTGCATTCCTTTTACTACCCTCATAATTCTGAAAGTACCACTCTCTGAATCTCAGGTATTTTTGGTGAGTATAATCACCATTAGCTATAGCATTTTGTACCTCAATAGCTAGCTGTGTAAACTCAGTCATTGGATTTATTATTTATGACTTGTAAATACCTGAGGTAAAGAGGCAGATTAAATCCACCCCTTATCTCTTCTGCTGTTCTCCTGCTAGTCCAATACTTTATAATTGCGTTGATTGTCATAGCTTAGATTTAAGTAGGTTAAGATTTGCATCACTTAGAATAAACAGTGACATATCTCCATCATCAGTCTCTGTAGCATTGTAGGTAAATGGCTCAATAGTACCTGCTATGTATACATTACTATCATAGTCAGTAGTCCAATTAGAAAAATAAGTATTGTCTCTTTTGTATAGGTCTATAAAATTCATAATATAAGTTCTAAGAAAGTGAATAAAAATAAGATTGATAATGTTACAGTTGTAACAATAAGCATAGCTATAGCAAATGCTTTCTCTTCAGCTCCTACAGGAGTAAAATAATTAATTAGTTTTTTCATTGTATTATTTTTTAAATTGGTTAAATAAATTCTCAATTTCCTGTAACTGTTCTTTGTTCAAAAATGTAGTTAAGGTCTGAATAATTAAATGCAGTTGATTTGTGTTTAGTTTGTCCTCCTGCTGTTGTACTTCTAAAAAATCTAAGACTTGATTAAATGTTTTCATAGTGTTTTAGTTTAATTGTTGATAACTATACGCCAAAGATAATAAATAGTTTTATATCTGCAATAAAAAAGAGTAATTTATATTCATTCTAAATAAGAATAGGTCGCAATTTGCGACTGCAACCTTAAAAATATCATGTAATTTTAAAGTATAACTTACAAAAGTATCGTTATTTGTAAACTTTATTTAGTGTTATTAGTCCCAAATCTTATCAATATATGGGACAAAAAAAAGCAGCTGCGTGCTGGGGAGCTTACAACTGCTTTCTACACTATGGAACTATGCAAAGTTAGTGTTTATATTTGAATTTCAAATACTCTATGTAAGTTTTATTATTTATTTTAAAATGTTTTTTACAATCATTACACAACATCCAATAGTGGATAGTCCCTGCTGCAGTTACTACCTGTTTATTATGTCTTACATTATAGTTAGTACATTCAGGACAGCAGAACTTCTCATCTCCCTCCATTACAGCATAATTAGTAGCAGGAGCTGCATAAGAATTTAGCTTATTGAATACAGCTTCTAGTACAGTGACATCCATTTTGCAATATGCTACCATCTTATCCATTGCCTGCTGATCTTTCTTAAATACTATATCTTTCCACAGGTCTAGTCCTCCTGTATCCATCTTTTGACCTACTCCTAAATACTTAGCAATATAGTCTAATTTGTTTGAGTTAAAATTAAAGTACTTTCTAGCCCATTTAAGAGTATCTATAGTCTTAGGTGAGGGCATAACATCAAGTCCATGTATTATAGCTCTTGTACGCAACCATTTGAGATCAAATCTATCCCCATTATGAGCCACAATTTCATCTGCTTGAGCCATAACTTTAAGAAATGCTTTTATCATTGCCTTATCTGATTGCTTTTTATCCCAAGTTAGGAATTGTACATCACCATCTGACTCCCATTTGTAGCAGATGCAGATAATAGCTCTCTCATGGATGATATCACCTGGATTGATTGTGAGGTTATATCCTGATCTCCAAAATATACCAACATTGAATGATGTCTCAATGTCAAAAAACAGTCTTTTTCTTACCATATATGGTGTAAACTTAGAACAAATATTTCTCTCTTGCAAATTTAAAGAGATATGATAGCAGTAAGCCTATGCCTACTCCTACAAATAATAGACTAAGATTGCCATTAGCTCTAGGTCTTGTAGCCTTAGCCTGTGCTTTCTCAACTATCCTATCTTTGTAGATAGTTTTTACTTTAAGTTTATATTCTATTCTTTTATCCTGTCTAGTCTTAGGCACATAGACTGTGTTATACTTTATAATAGTATCTTTAGTAGTGATGAATTTTTCCCACACTATGCTATCATGAATGATAACAGGGATAGAATCTAAAGTTGTTATCCTGATAGTATCTCCTGTTTCTTCACAGGTATATCCTTTCTTAATAGCTTTATTAAGATGATATTGTGCAGAGCAGCTGCTGAGTAGTAAGATTATAACTAAGTATCTCATCATTCTTTTATTTCAAAGTGCATCCAATCATAATTCTTCTCTCTACCCAAAGATATAAATCCATGCTTATAAAATATATCTATCATTGCCTTATACTCAGGTCTTGCAAATCTAGCAGTCTTAGATGATTCTTTGAGAAGATTTCTTGCAGGATCTAAGTCTATTGCTATTCCCCATGAGTGCATGGATAGTGCTGTGCCTCCCCTCATCTTTCTATAGTTGAAACATCCACCGAATAAATCAATCCCTAACTCCTTAATCTTATCATAGCCATAGGTAGCTAGAAGCTCATTAAATACAGCTGTAAAATTATCAGCTACTAACTTATGACACATCATAGTATTGACAGTGCTGTCTAAGTCCCAAGCTATTCTCATTGGATATGGTAACTTAATCTTTACTAAATATCCTGCACCTGTTACATTAGCTGTACCATATTTAGATGTAAGTTCCCATCTAGTCATTTCAGTTTGTTTAGGTCCTCTTTAATATCCTTAGCTCTAGCAAATAATAACTTCATTGATTGCCATAAGTCTATGCCTTTGACTACTTTATAATTCTCATTGATTGACATCACCTCAATACTAGATAATACTAATGCCACTACTTTAGTAAGCATAAATGGTACACTAAAGAATGTAAGAATGATATCATTTAGTATGAATCTATCTATTAAAAAGAACATAATCACAGTAAGCTCATAGAGTGCTAACTTACTAATGATAGATGAGAGCTTTCTGCTAGTTATTTTCTCCCCTATTTTATTAGCTTTCCAAATACCTGTGATAGTATCAATAGATATTAGTACTCCAATCATTAACAGGATGCCACTTATTGGTAAAAAGAATGCAAAGCATATGGAGATAAGTGTCAAAAGTTCTGATTGTATTGATAGTGTTAATAGTGTTAGTTGTGCTTTCATTCCTCTCCCTCCATTTGTAATGCTAGAATAAAAGTAAGATATCCTATTATACTAGCTCCTGCTAGCTTAAGATATAGAGCAGGCTCAAATACTAATGCTATGCCTGTTAAGTATCCTAAACTGAATACTATTATAGATAAGATGCCTGAGTGCTTCATATAATTAAGATTGAATTGTTATAGCCATTATTACCTGCACCTCCACATAGACCATTACACTCTAGTAATCCATTAGATAAACAGCTACATCCATCAATCATAGGTCTAAGGTCAGTATCTCGGTTAGTTGTACCTGTGAATATTGGATACAAAGCTCTATTTTTAAGTAGGTATCTGATTAATCTTTGCTCAAAGAATGCAGCCTTTTGTGCATAGTGTTCCATACTGAATGCTATAGTACCTCTATCTACTGATGAGCTGTTATCTCCGAATTGAGTTTGCAATCCTTTATTCTTTAGCTGTAGAGATAGACCAAATACAGCATCTTCTGCAGCTCTCCATGCTATAATAGGCTGTATGAATGTAACTAATGTCTCCTCATCAGGATCTAATGTCTGATTATTGTACTTAGTTAGTAAGTCATTATAGAATGTAGTACCTAAGATAGGCATGATTCTCAGTTGAGCTTGAGTAGCTAAGTAAGGAGTAACATTGTTTACATCTACATTTGCTGTGATGGGTGTGTTATTCTTTAGATATGTTTCTGTTATAAAGTATAGCATTATAGTATAGGTGTTTGTGCAATTTGTGATTTGCTTTTATCTCCTCCAGGTACAGGAGGTAGTGATGCTAAGGCTCTAATCTCATTCTCAGTCATAGTCTCAAGTACTTTAGTAGCTACCAATGGTGATAGGCTATTAAGTGCATCATTAGTCTTAGAGGTATCTCCCTCAAGCTCTACAATAGCCTCATTAATTATCTGATAGTTATTGATAGTGAAATCTGCATCTATCTTAGCTATGAATAGTAGCTCATTAAAGATGTCAGATACCATATCTCTTAATGGCATTACTACATTTTTCTCAAATATGATATAAGCCTGCTTAATATCTGAGCCATTACCTAGTGAGCCTGTAGTACGGATTCCCATAAGTATAGGATCAATGGTGTGACTAAAGCAAATCTGCTCAGTGTTTAGCTGTGATGCCTCTTGAAATAGACTATCATTATTATTTGTAGGTAAAGATTCTATCTTAGGTAATTGCTCTGCTGAGTTTGCAAAAAATGCGACACTTTTGCCTGCATTTTCTGCTCCTTTTAGCTTACTCATGGTATTTCTTATCATGTTCTTCTCCTCCTCAGACTGAGGTCTTTTAGGGAACATCATAGCAAAGCTAGGAAAGACTGAATTTTGGATGTTACTTTTAGCAAAATAGCTAAGTTCACCGGATAGGAATGCAAAGTTTAGAGCTGAGGTATAGGAAGGTAATGGATAATAATCTTGACCAATACTCTCTACCTCATATACAAATAACTGCTCATAATCTCTACAGGTAGGAGTATATCTTTTAATCTCCTGTACTCCAATCCTACTAGCCCAATCATCACAAATATAATATCTCTTTCTATCTAAGTTTACTCTAAGTTTCTCAGGGGATAGATTGACTATCTTTGTGAGTTTCATCTTATCATCAAAGCATAGCTTAAAATATACTCTATTATGTAGAATGAGTTGCTGAGTTACTGCAGGAACTATCTTTTTAATGTTTAATTTTCTCTCTAATGTATATAGCTCTAGCTTATCTTCAAGTGTTAGTCTATCTGCTACTATATTAAATCCACCTCCTACAGCTGCATTCACTTTATACCCAACTATTGAGCCATGTAATGGTGATGAGTAGAAGATTTGATTGAGTAGCTCAGGGAATAGGTTATCCTGACCGAATGGAATATATCCATTAGTCTGATGTCTACCATTTACATAAGGTAGAGTTAAGTTAGCACCTCCTACCTTAAGGAATGGAGTAGAGAATGACTGATATCCCTCTACTATTTCATGCTTTACTGTTTTAAAAAAATCTTTTAATGCCATAATTACTCATAAATTGATGATACTATTGGTCCTGATACTACCATCCTGCCCTCTTCAATCACTACTCCTGTAGAGTTAGCAATAGTTGGAGGTGTGGTAGATGACTCATAGATACTATATGTATACTGTCCTTTAACTAATTCCAAATCTACAGGCTCATCTAGCTCAAACTGATTGAATCTTTCAGGATAAGCTGATAGATCAGCAGTGTAGAATGTAATAGGTGCAGACAGCTTGTCCATTTCATTCTGAAAAACAAATAAATAA